GACGAAATAAGCCGATGTGGTGTTGGCAACGATGACTGACTGTTGTACGGAATAGTTGAGGCCAGTTCCGATCGTGATTGTCTGCGATCCTGAAACTGGGAGAGTGACTGAAGTTGTCGATGTGGTCTGGTACTTATTGCCAGCCAAACCTGATGGACCAGTTGCGCCAGTTTGTCCGATTGGACCTGTCGCGCCTGTGGCTCCAGTTGAACCAGTTGCTCCGGTTACACCGACGGGACCTGTTGGACCAGTCGATCCAGTTGGACCAGTTTGTCCGATTGGACCAGTTGCTCCGGTTGCGCCAACGCCACCAGTTGCACCTGTGCCACCTGTGGCTCCAACGGGTCCAGTTGGACCTGTGGCGCCCGTAGGTCCAGGCGTTAGGGAAATGTTAGTGATCGAGGTTTCGATGTCTGTGAGACGCCCTGCAACCGTTGTATGGGTCGTCTGAGGGTTGGTTCCAAGCGTTGACTCAATGGCGTGGATCGCATCGTTGGCGTTCGCGTGTTGAGCGTGGTGTGGAACTGTGCTTGAGTCAAGGGTATCCGTCGCCTGTGGATCGATGAAGCTATCGATTCCGTTTGGATACGAAGTTGTCACATTGACTCCTTAGATTTAGGGGCGACAGAGCAGGGTCGCCAGGGGGTAACGTCTTACTCTGCCGCTTTGTTCTTGATCGCGTGTTCGCGAAATGGTGTGTGGTGTCTTTCGTCTAGCCAGAAATCTTTTTTGTGGGCGAGGATCGCGCCAGTATGTGCGTGCAATGGTATCCCAAGGGAAGCCAGTCGCTTGGAAAAGAGCAAATCCTCACCAAACCAGCGACCTGCGATCGGTCCATCCATGAACCAAGCCCATTCCTTACCTTGGTTCTCGGTTGTCTTAGATTGAATTTCGAGCAGAACGCTTCGGTGAATCAGTAGGCAACCTGTACCAGTTGCATCGACCTTGATGACTTCATCGATTGGGTAATCATCAAAAGCAACCAAGCCGCGATCTGGGAATTCGTTGTAGATCGTTGGGACTGGTCGGAGCATATCTTCATCATCAAAGAACGCGGCAAAGACAAGAGCTGAGACAACTGGACGCTTCTCAGCATCGGCAGCGGCGACAAGTTTGTCGAAATTTTCAAGTGTCATTCGCTCATCTGAATCCATCATCAAGAGCCAAGGAGCGTCAGTCTGCTCGAGGTAATTCTTGATCAGGAGATTGCGGGAGCGAGTAATTAGTCCGGAATTAGATACCTGGACATAAGAGTCGAAACGATCGAATCGTTGACGGGCAATGTGGATGAGGTCGATCGCTAATTGAGCGTTGATCTTCCCATCGTTAATGGTTGCAATGCAGACCTTGTCTTTGAGTTTCATCGGGTTTCACCCGCTGGAGTCGCAGCAGCGTTTTCGCGCTCGCGCTTTTCAAAATCAAGTTCGTGGATTAGTTCATCGAGCTTCTCGATGCCTTTGTTCTGAATGATCTCGCGGGCTGACTTCAACCCTTCGAGGAATAACGATTCCATATTTTCCCCCAATGTGTAACGCCGAAGCGTTGATCCTATCCGAAGACAGGATCAACGCCAAGGCTAGGCCTACTAGAAGCCTGAAGGTGCTACTGCACCAGTTCCGCTGACTGTTGTGACAGCCTTTGCGAAGCGGTGTGCGAGTGCTGCGTATCCGTAGACCTGGAAACGAACTGTGAGGTTCGCTGAGAGGACGTCTGGAAGTACGCGAGTCTTAACGCCAGACTCAAAGAGGTAAGAATCTGAGAACTTACCGATGAGGACTGGAGCTTGGTTTGTGCTTGAACCGTAGGTCAATGGCATTGTTGCATCGACATAGACAGGAACGCCGTGAATTGTTCCAACGAGGCCCTTTGAAGCACCTGGAGCATCGACAACACCAGAAGCGTTGAATGGACCAGCAGCCTTAGGAACGATCAATGGACGTGAAGCGCTGTCTGTCTGTGAAGACAACCAGTACCAAGTTGACGGAGCCATAACGATGGCCTCGACATCCTTGTAACGGTTACGAACAACTTGGCTGATACCAGCAGCGAAGGCCTTGAGGCCACCGACAGCTGATGGAGTTGTCTCAGTCCATGTTGTAGGGATTCCGTTTGTTGTGTCTGCACCAAGGTTGATGAAGCCACGAAGTGTGCCTGATGTGCCGTCGCCGTTTCCGAGGACTGCTGTGTTGAGTTGTAGCGCGTAGTCAGCCATCAAGTCACCGAAGACCATACGATCTAGGCCACCTGAGAGTGGAGACATTTCAACGAGTTGGATCGATACGTTCTCATAACCTGAGATTGTGCGAACCGGCGCTGTTACTGTTGAAGTAACGAGATCGCGGATTGTTGTCGCAGCGTTGTCTGGGTTCTGGAAAGCAGTCTTAGAACCGAGAGTGATTGCTGGGATGTTGATGCTGTCTGTACCCATTGGCAGAGCCATCTTGGTAGCGAGGTCAGCAGTAACACGAGCAGCACGAGCGAACTCTGCGTATTCGTTGATCAACCAAATTGGTGGAACGAAATCTCCACCAGTACCGTTTGTTAGGCCGATGTCACGAGTTTCGATTGCGACTTCTTGCTGGTGGCGGTTTAGGCGCTCCCATGAAGATTGGTCGTTGCGAAGTTGTGCGCCGATCATGTCACGGACGAAAGAATTATCGCCATGCTTGTCGTATGTCATTGCTTCGCGTGTGATGGTAGCGGCTGATCCGTAGACCTTTACGCCAGCTTCCTTGCGTGATTCTGCGATTGCAGCAGTGCGAGCTTCTACAGCTTCCTGCTTTGCAATGCGCTCATCAAGTGAAGCAACCTCATCTTGCTTTGCTTCAGCTGATGCAAGAGCGTCTGCGTCAACGTTTTCTGCTGCGATGGTTGATTCAACCTCGGCAACAAGAGCGTCGCGCTGCTCCTTGAGCTTTGCTGATAGAGTCATTTTGACCCTTTCTTGTGAGTGGGGTGAGAATGACCGTCGGGGCTGATGCGCCGAGGGTTAACCCTTACGCTTTTGGCGTAGGGAATACTGATTGAACTTGAGCGCCAACTTGCGCTTTGCTAGTTCGAGGTCTGCAACTTCATCTGCGCTGCGAGCGCCGAGTGAGGTTGAGTTGTAGGCTGGCCATGTCACCGCTGAAACCTCATAGAGATCGAGGTCGGTAAGTGTGCGTAGGCCGTTCTCCTTTGTCTGTCCGTCTGGACCAACTGAGAACGCGAATGACATTTTGTTGACATCTCCGCGCTCGATGGCAGAAGCCAACTCAGCAGCGCGAGGATTCTTCATGTCTAAATCCGCTTCCATGCGAAGTCCATGATCATCTTCGGCTAGGCGAAGGGTTCCGGACTGAGTAGAAGCGAGGGGAAGTTGATCTGTGTCGTGATTGACCAACAAGAAAACTGGGTTATCGGTTGAGAGTGAGCGACTGAAAGCGCCAGGGGCGATCATCTCGCGGAAGTTCAATCCGGTTGCTTCTTGGTTGAAGGTTGCTGCATAACCAGCGATCTTGAAGTTCTCATCAACTTGGCCGACAGCACGCAACTCGGCTTCCATTGTGATCTTCTCTGCGCTGCGAATCATTGTCTTGCGTTCTTCGATCATTGGTTGATCAGCCTTTCGTGGTGAAGGGAGTGGCTTGATGATGGTCAAGTAGTTTGAGCGATGAACTGTTACGGTGTCAGTTGCAACCCATCCATTCCCCTGCTCGTGATAAATGCGAACGTGAAAAACCGGATTGTCGTCGGTGGCTTCCATTGAATAACCATCGGACGAACTTGCTGTGCCACGTGAAGTTACCTTCTCGACTCGACCGCGAGCGCGACCATTAGAAGTTGACCAGGAGACATAAGTACCTTCTCCGATGCGGGCAGAAGCAGCACGATCTTCGAATGGTGGCTTGATCTCTTCATCTGAGAACTTCTCTGCCATCTTTGCGTAATAGGCAGTCACTTTGTCCTTGATCGCTTCTTTGTCTGCGTCAGGAATATCGACTCCACCACGAGCGCCTTGAAGAACTGCGGCAACTGCAAAGATAGCGCGAGGAATAGCAGTCAACTCACCATCGACGATGTCGGCGAATTGGAGTTTGTAACTTCCGAGCTTCTCTTTGTCAGACTCGTCGCAATAGAAGAACGCTTTGCCGTACTTGTCCCAGTCCATTGCATCTTTGCCGCCAGCCCACTTTTGGACTCGCTTGTCGGCTGCTGCTGCGCTCCATGCTTTGTCGCGAGCTGCAATCGGTAAATCTTCAGCGCCGTATCCGGCACGATCG